GACAACTCTTCGATCGGTTGACAATCAAGCCAAACGATTCTAGAGTGGTTATCGCGCTCTCGGCAAAGCCGGTTGGGACGATAACATCATCACCGTACACATAGATCTCCTTGCGGAGATCCGCGTTGTCAGAAACAGAATGGAGCAGGGCCCACACAACAAGCGCCAATACGGGAAAGCATATCGCTGACCCCATTGGCGCAAACTTGCGCAAGTCTTGAACCTGACCATCCGGCAACTGTGTAGCAGAAGTTCTCAAAGTCTCCAAAGCACGAAAAACGTGCTCCGGAAACAAGAGTCGTACTAAACCAAGTGAGACGCGATCCGAGGCCTCTTTTAGGTCAAGGGTAACGTGTTTGCCGTCGACTGAAGCCTGTAAGGCAAGTCGTCGGTTCACTTCCTGGTTTGTGAAGTTGACATGGCCCTTGGTAGGGCGAGTCTTCTCCACTAATTCGACTATTGACCTGAGTAAACCCTGTTGGAGCCATTGAAAATCTACTGGCTCACAACTGATTAACCGAGGTCCACGTGAGTCTTTATGTACGAGTACAACTCGAGCATAAGACTCAGACTCATCAATCGCTTTGAAACGATTGTATCCATCACAAACGGCCCCTTGAGACGCCATGAAATAGGCGTCAAAAGGGTACATGTCTGTGAGCCGTTTAGCCACACGCGTCCACTTAAACTTGGCCTCGAGTTGTTGCCTTTCAGCAACCGCACCAGGACCATGACGGGGACGTATGTCTAACGGGTCAAACGAGCGAAAAACACGGTTAAGTGTTATTCGTGCATTCCGTACTATGGCGTATCTAGGATCCGCCTGAACAAGTCTTGCAAAGCTCTCACGAGCAGCAGGACCCAAACAGGCAGGTTCAGGATTGACGCCACAACCGAGACTACGACCAAGATGGCTTTTAGCCAGCGTTTCGTAGTACCCTTGAAGTTCTTCATACATTTGTTTGAATGTTACTTCATGTCGAATAAGATCCCCCTCAGCAGCGATGAAGCTGTCGAGGACGGACTTTTCCTGTTCTGCCGAGTAAGGCAACTCGTACTTGTAAAACAAATACAAGATTTGCCTAAGACTTCCAACGCAGGTCGCGTCGGGAGCGGGTAGGAGAACTCCATTGGAGTCAAACACCTTTTCGAATAACTCTCCGAGATACTCGGGGAGCACTGAACCGGACCTCAACGAGAAGTTGAGTTCGGAACAGTCGAAAGGTTGAACCGAAGAAAGTGCCTTATCAAGGCACTTTCCCAATGAAGGTAGAGTCTTCGTTAGAAAACTCAAACCCTCCGAGCGAACTCGATCTGCTGTCTTGCGACAGGTAAGATCGAATGACTCAGTCGATACAACTCCAGACGCTATGAGAGCATCATGGAGAACTGCGGCGATGAGGTTAACCTCATCCAGGCTTTTAAACGTACCCATAAGGTATAGTTCCTAGGCCCACGCACGCTTCTCCACAATCAACATCCCTCTGCCACAAGGCGAGGGAAACAGAAGGGCGAACCCTTCACCGATCATCCTCAGCGGTTACAAACCGCCGGTTAAGAGGAC